TCGATTCCCATTGCCCGCTCCACCATTTTTAAGCGTAGTATCGCAAGATACTACGCTTTCTGTTTGCCCTTTGACCCAGTTTTTGACCCAGTTTTTATTTTTACGGCACACAAAGCCCTTTGTTTTGGCCCAAAGAAAAAGGGCCGACGCCCCAGAATCGGGACGCCGACCTCTCTTTATTTTTGCGCTGAATCAATCCCAGATATGGGCGTCGCAGTGGGCTTTCCACTCGGCGTCCGCGTCTGCGAGGGCCTTTGCGTAGTCCTCGGCGGTACGGTAGGCAGTGGCCCGGGGCCGTCACCTGACGACGCCGACCGCGATTTATTTTTTGAACCCCGGAACGGCCCTTGCTGCCTCCGCTCTCAATTTGATAAGCTCCTTTTTCTTCTCGAAATTTTCACCATACCTTTCCATAAAGGTACGGACATTCATATTCTTCTGCCCACTCGGGAAGGTAAATTCATCTGAAACGCCATCTTTTGCGACAGTATAGACATCCTTTGATGTATACTGCTTTTCTAGCTTGACCTCGAAACCGCGTTCCAGCAGCCAAGAGACAGCAGCCTCCTCCTGTTTGGAGAAATCCCATTTTTTGTTCTCAAGTCCCTGCAAAGTTTCCATCGTGTTTCCTTCCGCCCCTTGAGGGGCTTTTTGTATATTGTACCACCTATGCGGTGGGGTATCAATAGAGTTTCCGGGTATCCGGCCCGGGGCCGTCACCTGACGACGCCGCCCGCCTGCTGGGTAAGAGCCGCCAGAAAGTCCAGCTCTTTCGCCCGGAGGTCGCAGCCCCCGAACAAAACGCCCGTCATCTGCTTGACGGTATAGCGGACAAGAGCGTCTGCCACGGCGTAGCCCGTGACCTCGGGCTGTTTGCGGGCCTGAGCCGGGAAGTAAATAACCTTGCCTACCTCGGGCTTCTCAGCCTCTACGGGGGCGTTTTCGAGGCTCTCCGGGGCTTCCTCGGCCTCGGCGGTCTCGTAGACGTCCAGCTCGTCGTTGGGAACGCCGTCCACAATCTCGCTGTCTGCACGGTAGACGCAGGCCATGCTGTAGTGGTCGGGGATGATGTATTCCCCGTTGCTGTCCTCGCGGAGGAGGGCGCGGCGGGTCTCGCCGTTCCGCTCGAAAACGACCGTCTTCGCGGTACGCTTTACGATTTTGATGACACTCAGAGTCTCGTAGTCGCAAGCGTAGCGGTCAAAGTAGGTGTGGCCGATTTCAAACTTTTTCATTGTTGTTTTCCTCCGTTTTGGTTGTTGTTTTCTCTTTCCCTCTGACACTATTATTATACTCTGTTTAGAGTATAATGTCCAGCCTTTTATACTCAGTTCGGAGTATATTTTTCAAATTTTATACTCAGTTTAGAGTATATTGTGCTTGAATTGTGCTTTAACTCATGGTATAATAAAGACAAGAGAGGAGGTTGTATATGTCGGCATCCAAACTCATCCGGCAGGTCATGGAAGAAACAGGAACCTCGGTCAAGCAGCTTTCGGAGCTGCTTGGCATCCGGCCCCAGAGCGTCAGCAACGCCTTATATAAAGGTGTCAAGAACTATGACGACTTCGTGAAAATCATCTCGCTGATGGGCGGCACGGTTCAGGTCAAGACGCCCGGAGGCAAGGTCTTGCCCGAGGATGAAACAGAAAAAGGGCCGGAACCCTGCGAGATGCAGAGGCCCGGCCCGGAAGATTAAATTTTAGAGGTAGAGCAGCCGGAACGTCTCACGGCCCTTGAGCGTCACAAGCGTCTGGACGCCGCTCCACTGGGTCTTTTCATTCTTGGCCTCTTTGACCTCGAAAAGCCCGTTGTTTTTGTCCTCGCGGGGCAGCAGCTTGCCTTTCTGGTCACGGTAGAGGTATTTTTTCGCCAGCAGCCAGTCTACAAACGCCTTGGGCGGGATGCCCAGCTCTTTGGCCGTCTCGCGGAAGTTCGTCAGCAGGTTGCGGTCAACCAGAGCGTCGAAATACTCCGCTTTCGGGGCCATGATTTGATTCTGCACCGTCAGCTCGGAGATACGGGCCTCGCGGTCTGCAAGGGTCTTATTTGCCACCAACAGAGCTTTTGCCATAAGCTCTTGCGGGGAAAGTTCCTCCTGCCCGGCGATGTATCCGCCGTTCTTGCGGATAGAGGGCAGCACCTCCCCCGTTACCCAGTCAGTAAATTTTTCAGCGTTCGGGAGCTTGCTGCTGAAAATCAGGCGGTAAAGGTCAGACTCTGGGATGAAATTTATCGCTTGCTCTCCGCCCGATGTAAGGGAGTTCCGTTTCAGAACCCCCTTGCAATGCTCAAGAATCGCCTTGCGCGGGGTGGCGTAGCCGAGGGCCTTGGCCGCGTCGGTAGCGCAGAACAAAATAGTGCCGTTCTCTTCCAGAGTGCGGACGGCTCCAAACTCGGGGTTGTCAAAAACCTGAATGTTGCTCATTACTCCTCGCCTCCCTCGCTCAGTTTGTCAAGTGCGCGGTTTGCCTTGAGCAAAGCGCACACAGCGGCATCCAGTACGGCGGCGAAGTCGGGGCATTCGGCCCAGAGGTCGGCGGCGGCGTTGGGGTCGAAACGGCGGTCAAGGTCGTTTGACTTGAAATTCTTGTCAAACCAGCTCTCGAATGCGCTCACAAGGTGAAGAGCGTCCTCAACTTCAAGATTTGCATTCTCCGCCTCAAGTATGAAATTTTCTTTTTTCATAGTAAAAAGCCTTTCTTGTACTTGTGAGAGGCTTTTCCAAGTGATATAATAGATTTACCAGTCGGAAACCTCTGGTGTCGAGCAATCCCCTGCACTGTACGCCTGCCAAGAAGTATCAGTGTGGGGGATTTTCTTATTTTAGGCTCTCAAGAAACAACCGTATCCCCTGACGAATTACGTCCGCTTTCGTCATGCCGGATTTCTCACAGCACGATTCAAGGGCCTGAACGTCTTTATCGGACATTCTAATACGCATTTCGTGGGTCTTGGGGTCGGTTGTTGGTCGGCCCATTTTGGGTGACATTTGCATCACCTCTCTTTTGTGTCCCCATAAGTATATTATACTCTTGGATACACAAAAATCAATATTTTCTTTGCAAAAACACAAAGTTTTTGCTCACCACTTGGAAAAATTCTCTCTTTCTCTTGTGAGAGAACGCGCCCGGTGATATAATAGATTTACCGTGGGCTTGTCTCTCGGTAGTTGAGATAAGGCATTCGCTTCGCTGTGGTAGGTAGGAGCGGGTGCCTTATTCTTTTAGTTTTTTATTTCGGCATATAGCTTGTCGATTCCCTCACGAATCACCTGAGATTTGCTTTTCCCGGTCGCGGCGCAGACAGCACAGAGCTTTTCGTCTGTATCTGCGTCGTATCGGAATTTCAGCTCACGGTCTTTGGGGGTGTCGGTCAAGCGTGTGCCTTTTCTAATACCCAAGCATCGCGCCCCCTTTCTTTGCGGGTACAGTCTAATTATACTGTCCCCACAAAGAAAATGCAATACCTACTTTGCAAATTCACAAAGAATTTTTTGGAGGCGGCAGGCGTCAAATAGTCAAAACTGAAAATGAAACGGCCATTTCGTGAGGGTTTAGACTCCAAAATGGCCGTTTTTTCTCATTTTTTGTTATTGAGTTGGACTTTTTTGTTATTAAGACTCAGAACCATTTTCGTGACGTGACGAAAATGGTCAGGCCGTACCCTTGCCGCGATTTTCGCAGGCGTGCTTGTCGCAGTGGGCGCAGGTCTTCCCCTCCTCCCGGCAGGGCGAGGGCGTTTCCTCACGCTCCCGCCGCTTCCGGGCCTGCTGCATCATGTGGTTGGTAGACGCGATAACGCCGCCCATCGAGACGATAGGGGGAACAAAGGGCATATAGATTTACCTCCCGTATGTTTTCGTGACGCCGCGAAGACGTATCAATAGCCGGACTTCTTCATGCGGTCATAGGTCTTGTCGGCCTCAAGCGCGGCCTGAGTGAAGCTGTTGTTCTTCCACCATGCGATGAGGGCCGCGACGGAGGTGATGCCAGCGGTGACGAGCTGCTCAAGCTCGGCGGACTCGATAGGCAGCGGAGACTTGCCCATAGCGGACAGCACCTGATTGGTCAGGGCGAGGAGCAGCACGGCGGTACGAGCGACGGTGCCAGCGGAGACTTTGTTGTTGTACTTCATGGAGATGCCTTTCTCCCGGACTACGCCGGGGCTATAAATAAACCGCCTACGGATTGTGGGCGGTTCGGACGATGTGAATCAGTCGGCGTGAAGCGGCAGGCTCTTGGCTCTGTTGTAGAGTTCCGTTCCAGTTCCGTTGCCGCCGAGGGCGTGGTAGGACTTATAGAGATACTCAAGGTTTTTCATGTCGTCGTCGTCAATCCATCCCTGCGAAATATAGCGCAGGCAGGCTTGATAGAGACGGTCATGCAGGATAGCCAGCAGACCCGTTTTGATGGCCTGCCTCTCCTTCTCCTGCTCCTTGATACGTTTGGAGAGTCGGCGGTAGGCTGCGGCCAGAACGCCCGAAATGCCCGTAAAGAGCAGCTCTCCGATGTGCTGTAAAATAAACTGCTGCATGGGTATCACCCCCTCACAGCAGGTACTTGCTTGCGCCGGAGAGAGCTTTCCACGAGGTCGGGCCACAGATGCCGTCAACCTTGAGGCCGTAGCTCTCCTGCGCCCGGAGCAGGGCGTTTTCCGTTGCCTCTCCGAACAGGCCGTCAGGCGTAAGCTTGAGGAGCCGCTGGAGCATCTTGGTGGCCGCGCGGTTGGCGTCCCCGGTACAGCCCCGGCGGATGGTGGGGAGGATGAACGCATTGTAGGTCGTGGAGGGGTAATGCTTTTTTGCATCGCACAGCCACGTCGCTTTCGTCCCGCGCGTGTCCGCGTGGCAGAATGCGTTGGAACCATACCAGTAGATACCGACGCCTCCGAAGCCTACCGCCTGCGCGATGATGCCGAGGGCCACGGGGTTGAGGCTGCGGTCGGTGAGCCGCCAGTCAGCGGCCATGCCGTAGCGGTGGCGGGAGGTAAAGCCGCCGCCGACACTCTGGTTGTGGTTGAAACAGCGGTAGCCGGAGGTGATTTTGATTCTCTTCCCCAGCTTGTCCCGGATGAGCTGCAGCTTCTCGGCCAGCTCAGGGTCTACAAACTGCTGGCCGCAGCCGCAGGGACACTGAAACTCGGAGCGACTGAAATTCTTGGTGAGCGCGGTTTTGTCTCCGCGCTGAAACTCGATAATGCTCACGTCATCATCTCCTACTTCTTTTTTGTCAGAGGGCAGCCCCGGACGGTGCAGGCGGATACGAGGGCGGCAAAATCGCCGCGCTCGATGGCGGTATCTTCCCCCGCCGCCTCAAGCCGAGAAAGCAGCCTCTCGCACAGGTCAGGCCACGACATCCGGTTTGCCTCCGCCCAGAATTTCTTCCGCTTCCGTTGCCGTAATCCACGGGGAAGCCTTTGGGTTCTTGGCCGCGTTGCGGACCATCTTCGCAGTCCAGAGGCCATTATCGTAGTAGCGTTTCACCCGGTCGAACTTCGCGCTATGCTCAGTCATTGTCCGTCACCTCCTTTCCGGTGGCCGCCTCAAGCTCCGTCGGCAGGTCGATGCCAGACATCATGCTCAGGTAGTCAAGGTTGGCAGCATTCTGCTTGCCAAGCATAAGAGCGGCCGGAGAACGGTCGGTGCTGGTATTGTGCTCGGCCAGTACATACCAGCGGTAAGTGTGGCCCTCCCGGTCTGTGTCCTCTTTCATCATCCGCTCAATGCGGAAGCTGTGCTCCGCGGTCATGTCAGGGTAATGCTCAGTCACAGTGTAAAATCGGCCCGGGGTAAGGTCGCAGGGGCCATCGGTGGACTTGACGCGGAGAGTCTGGCGCTCGATGCCGCTAAGGCACATCACGCCGAAATCGTACTGGATGATCTGTTCCATTGTTTCAGACTCCTTTCTCTGCTGTGCTTCCGCACAACGGCTTTCAAAATTTTTACAAATCCGGGCCTTACAAGTCTCCGGCGCAGGTTTTGTGCGTCGCAGTGCTTGAGCTGCCCGATACGGGATAGCAGCCCTGCGGCCATGCTCACTGCAATGGGCCGTCCGCGGTCGAGACGCTTATACGCCCGGGCCAGTTGACGCTTGAGTCTCAGCAGGTTTCGCTTTCGGAGCAGGGTCTTTTCGTGGTCATAGCGATAGCCGAGGGCCGTCACCATACGGGTATCGACTTTGTACACCTGCCAATTATCCTTCAGCTGCAGTTCTACGCCGCCCAGCCAGTCACTGATGGCTTTTACGGCGCGGTGCAGCTTGCGCTTGCTGCTCGCAAAAAGTGTGATGTTGTCGATATAACGCAGGTTGTGAGACACTTCGGTTCTCTCTCGGATAAGATGGTCGAGCGGTTGCAGCATGGCATTTGCCATCCACTGACTGATATAGTAGCCGATTTTTATACCGTCTTTGATGACGGCCCAAATTAGGCGCAGAGCGCGCTTGTCTTTGATTTTTGTCGCCATCCAGCGGATAACATATTTCGGCTTGATGCTTTTATAGAAGCTCTTGATGTCAAGCTCTGCCGCATACCGCGTTCCCTTCTTGTCCTCTCTGAGCCATCGCTTTATGCCACGCATTCCGTGGCTGATTCCTCTGCCCGGAATGCTCCCGCAGCACCAGTAGTCCATGCCGCGCATGAGGACAGGCTCCAAGGCCTGTACAATCATGTGGTGGATATACTGGTCAGGCCAGATAGGTGGCTCGCATACCTCATCCCTCCATTTCCCGGCGCTCTTGTCGTAGAACGCAAACTTGCGGGGCGGATTTGCAGTCCAGCAGGGGTCTTGAACCATCCGCCGCAGGTCGGCCACTCTTTCGTCAAGAGTACGCTCTACCCATCGACATACGCCTCGCTTTGAGTGCGCAGCGTTGACGTTCAGGATTGCAAGCCGGATGTTATCCTCAGCCGCAATATTCTCCATGATGTAACCAGCCCTGTGGGGCATTGCACATCCCTTCTTTCATTTCCTTGTTTGTCTTACGGGTTTTCGAGCAACTGCCTACTAGCCCATATCCCTATGACAAAATCTTCACCAAGTGGTGTGCGAAAGTCTGCGCCAAAAATGCGGAAATGTCTTGTTTCAACAAGGAGTCGGGAGCCGATGTTGGTGTTCGAGTTCCACGCCGCGTAGTTGCCGTTCAGGTAGAACGGGCCGTGGTTGCGGTTCTGGTTGTAGTTGCCGCCGACGTAGAGAACAACGCCATTGCCGTCGTAGTAGCAGTAATCGGCAGGCACCAGCCCGAAACACACGGAACCGGCCCCAAGGCGCAGGCAATCCCAGTAAAAAATCTGTGCCGCCGCCTATTTGCGGCGGCGCAGGATGTCTATTCTTTTGGCTTTCGTTTTCTCCGGTGGCGTCAGCTCAGGAGCAGTTTCTGGGGGCTTCGGCCCCCAGTCCCCTTAGGGGAGTTCTTGGAGTCGGGAGCCGACGTCGGTGTACGAGCCCCACGCCGCGAAGTCGCCGCTCAGGCAGAACGGGCCGCGGTCGCGGCTCTGGCCGTAGTAGCCGCCGACGTAGAGAACAACGCCATTGCCGACGTAGTAGCAGTAATCGGCGATATAAGTCGTTTCGCTTCCGTTGACGGCAGAGGGATAGAGCGCATACTCGAATCCGCTTGCGGTCGGGACGCTCCAGTCGCTGATGTATCCGTCGCTCGTAGGACGGGAGCCGACTTTTGTTCCGCCGGAGCCGTCGGAGAAATTTGCGGGGGTCTTGATGCAGTAGACGCCGCTGCCGCTGAAGTAGATGCCGTCGCACCACTCCAAGGCGTTGCCCCACGGGTCTTCAATCCAGCGATACTGAACACCCACGCCGTAGGTGCTTCGGCTGCTCTGCATGGTGCCGGTATGGTAGGTCATGCTGTCAGTCGTACCCATCGTCTGCACGTTGCTGCCATTGCCGCAGTTGAAGCCGATGACTTTTTGACCGTCCCAGTCCGCGAACTCGACCAAATACAGCATCCGAATCGTCCAGAACATCGCAAAGTCCTGCTGCCAAATCGTACTGCCCAAAGCGTGGATGCCGGAGCGGAATGCGTCGCGCGTGATGTTGGTCTTGGGACTTACACCGCTCTTGCTCTTATAGTCGCTGGCGCACTTGTACCTGCCGATATAAACATAGTCACGCTCGCCTTTGCCGTCGCCGCGGTCGGCATGAGCCGGGCTGACAGAGAATCCGGCTGCTTTACGGTCGGCAATCTGGAGCTTGAGCTTGCCGCCCTCGGCAGTCCACTTGAACCAGAACTTGGGAATTTTGACCATCACGCCGCCGGTGCGCGTTTCCTTGACCATGCCGCTCCACGGCAGGCAGTTATCGAAAGGACTGTTTCCGCCTTTACCGCTCAGCGCCGGGGTAGGGTCTGTAAAGAGCGCTGCATCATCCGTGCGGGACAGAGTCGTTTTGCTGGTCTTGTCCCAGACAACGCCATAAATGCGGACGTAGGCAAGCTCAAGGGCATAGTCCTTGTATGCTGTAGCAGCTACTGTTTCGGTGGTGGCCTCGTCGTCCTTTGTGGCAGTGATACTCCATGTTCCAAGGACCGGAGGATACAGCTTTACAGTCCCCGTTTCTCCATCACCGGTAACTGTAGCAGTCATGGTACTGTCGCCGCAGGTGGCCGTCAGTGTGCTTCCCACGGGGGCGGTCAGGGTCAGCACACAAAAATGCACAGTGGCGGCGTAGGCTTCGCCGTTTTCCGTGATTTCCACTTCTGCCGTATCGCTCTTGGCGTCTCCCTTTGTGGCCTGCACCGTGTAAGTGCCGCTCCGTTTGATACGCACGGTAGCGCTGCCGCTGCTGTCCGCTGTCGCGGTATATGCCTTTCCGGTAGACAGAGTTGCCGTGACCACCGCGTCCGGGGCAGTGGTTACATTCAGCGTGGCCGCAAAGTAAGGCAGCGTCAGCGTGTACTTTCCGCCCACGACATCGACCGTGACGGTGTCGTCCGTGGTCAGACCGGCCAGCGAGGCCGTGACCGTCCAAAGGCCCATGCGGGGCAGAGCCACGGTGTAGCTGCCGCCGCTGTCTGCCGTGCCGGTGATGGTGCTCTTGCCGTCGGTGATGGTCAGCGAGCTGCCAGCGGTCGTGGTGACGGTGAGCTTCGGCAAGGTGCTGCCGAGCACCTTGTCCAGCGCCTCCTGAAGATTAGATGCTCCCGTTTCGTAGGTGTCCTCGAAGGAGATGTCTTTGGCCGCTCCATACTGGTCGAGCATTTCGCGGACGAACTTCTTGGCGGCCTTCTCGTCCATAATCTGACCGCTGTCCTCCAGCTTCTTGATGGCTGCGGACAGGGCGGCGGAGATTACGTCAACATGGGCGTTAGGGTCTTTGTCGTGTTCCTTGATAAGTTCGGCAACAGCCTTGATGGTCGCAATGGTGTTTTCGTCGATGATGGCCTCTACCCGGTCAACGTCGCCGACCGCAGAAATAAGGTCAATGGCCGTCACCTTGCCGACCGAGGACGACGCCGGGTGAATCCACTCCGGCTCGTTCTCAAGCACAAGGTAGGTGAACGGAACCTCGCCGACGTCCGGGTCTTGGGCGTACAGTACGACGTTGGTGCAGTAAAAGCCCGTCTGCACGTTCGTGCTGCTCACCTGTACCGAGACCTGACACTCGCCGTCTACAGGGTTCGTGACGCCCGAAATAGGGACGTCCATGACGTAATCCGCCGGGCCTGTCATGGTCTTGGGGGTACTCCCGTCCGGGATAGCGCCCTTGCCGACCGCAGCCCGGGTATATTTCAGAGTACAGCGGCCAGCCAGCACCTTTGCGATAAGGGTGACGCCCGCCGCCGTGCCATAATTCCCATCCTGAAATTTTGCCATCGGTCTACCTCCTACTCAATTCTTTTTGTTGTCAAATGGGTATAAAAAAGGACGCCGGACGTGTAGCCGTGGGCGTCTCTTACGCTGCGCTGCTCGCTCTTAGGGTTGCCGGAGAGGTACGTCCCGACGAACCCACCGTGCGAGATGGGCAGCTCTACTTTGTACTGGCGGTATGTCCGCAGGTCGAGCCGCAGACCAACACCTCCGGTCAGAATACGTTTGACCGAATCGGCGATACCTGCGATAAGGTCGATATGTCCCTGCGTCAAGAGGTCTTGGTCTACCTCAAGAATTACCTTTGCGGGGAAATCCTCTTTCAGGGTAATTTGCGAGACGTTCACGTCAAGCAGGGTCGCAGCCGCCTCAATTACGGTGTCAATATCGCCGCCAGACAACATAGAAATCAGCTTGACCTCTATCATCAGCCTGTAAAAAGCATCATCCGCGCCGCCGCGCTTGACGCCGAAGTTCTTCCCGTAGCGGTCAAGGACTACGCCCTCTGCGTTGTCGAGGTCGTCCCATGCCCGGATACGCTCGAAGTTTTCGTGGGTAAGCTCAAGGCCCCAGCCCAGCACACTAAACAGCTTGCCGATATTCGTAGTGGGCGCGAGACCCTTTTTAGCGTTGCGGATGTCGTCGCGGATATACGCGCTGGTCAGGTATTCCAGCATCCGCTCTACATAGCCGTAGCTCACGAAATCGCCACCTTTCCAGCGTCCGTGACGGCCTTTTCCCTCGTGCCGACGGCGATGTTGTTCTGGCTGTACGTCTCTCCGTCCGGGCTGATGCTCAGATGGAAATCCGTCACGCCGGAGACCCCGAGGATGATACCGGGGATGGCCATATAAAGCACGTCGGTGCCGATTTTCAAGCCGCCCGTCACGTCGCCGCCGATGTAGGCAATCAGCGCAGCTTTGATTTGAGCCAGCCCATCATCCGGGAAGCTGCTGGATGTCTTCAGGTCGGTGATTTTGATGTAGACGGGTACGGCGGTAGGCCGGGAGAAACGGATGTTAAAGGTCTGGCCGTTGGTTCCGATGACCGGGATGGTCTTGTTGCCGTAGGTCTGAATTCCTGCGCCCTTGCGCCTAAAAATCGCTCTGGCGACATCTTGGTCTAAACCGCCATATACGACGGCCTCGATGCTGTGAGGGGGCAGCCCGAGGGGGCTTGTGGTATCCTCGCAGTTTTCGTAGCAGATGGCCGAATAGGCCGCCTCCACGTTTTGGAGAATCTCGCCCGCGATAGCATCCGCGTTGACGCCGCCTGCGTAGTCCACAGACTGCTCATAGCGGTCTCGGTATTCTTCATCCGTTTCACGGACGCGGCCACCATCGACCGCCGCAAGGTTCGTGCAGGAGGAAACGCCGTCGAGCGGGTTTGTAATCTCCTTGATTTCGCCTGCGGCCACGTTGTAGTCCGGGCCAGCGGAGACAGCCTGAACGGGCAAGACGACCGTGCCGTCGTCCCCAATCTGGCCGCTCTCCAATACGGCATACTGCAGGTTGGAGACCGTCTTCACGAGGAATCCTGTCGGGATTGTCGTACCAGGACTGCCCGTGAACTGGACGTATCCAGAGGCTTTCTGCGCCGAGAGGAGGCGCAGGCCGATGGATTTACCCAGATTATACAGGCTGGCTCCTACGGCGGTATCAACAAACCGGCTGTTGTAGATGTCCTCTCCCAGAGAAAAGAGGATGTTCCACATCCACGCCCAGAGTCTCAAAAACAGGCCCAGCGGGGAGCGAACCGTCAGGTTTGCTTTGGAGCCGTAAAGCTCCCGCGCCTTGTACTCCAAGGCGTTGAGCAGCTCTACATAGGTCGGGCGGTGAAAGCCCTGTGCAGTGACGCCCCAGTCTTGGGTATTCACTCAATACTCACCTCCGATGTAATACTATCCCCGTTTACCAGTTGTCCGTTGAATGTGACCGATAAGGCCCGGCCATCGAGGCTGTAGTCTACGCCGTCAACCTCGGCCACGGTCGGTTCTTGGAAAACTGCTTCCCGGATGACCTCCGGGATTTCGTCATCCTCAAGCTCGCCGGGCTTTTTGCCCATAATGCGGGCGTAGTCCGTACCGTGGGACGGCACAAGCGGAAACTCCTCTTTCCACGCGCAGAGTGTCAGGCGGACGTTTTGGGCCGAGGTCGCATCTCCGGCCACCGTCTCCATGATGCCCTCATCGTCAAAGCAAAGGTCACGGGTATCCGGGTCGATTTTGAGTGTATAGTTGTCGTCCATTTTCGCCTCCTTATACGGGCGGGGTCGTCGGGGAGCCGGGGGCCGCGCTCGTGTGGGTGTGAGTCTTGAGACTCTTGCCAGCGGCCACGAAATCGACGTCAGCAGTACCCGTCTTTGTAACGCCGAGGTTGCCGTCGATTTTTACGTCACCCTTTATCTGGATGTTGGACTTGCTGGCCGTGATACTCACCGAGTCGCCGACCTTGATTTTGACATCCTCTTTGCTGATAGAGACGTAGACCCCGCCGTCGGTCGTGCCAAGGTCAAGCGCACCGTCCCGGTGGCCCTCAATTTTGTTTTTGCCGGAGAGGATGCCGCCGACAAAAACCGCATCGTCGCCGCTGTGGAGGCGTTCGGTGTTGGGGTCTGCGGCCTCGCCGCCGGAGATTGTGGAATCGCTATCCCGGTCAAGGTACAGCACGACGCCGACGTCTCCCTCCTGATAAACAGGCCGGATAACGTAGCCGCCGCCGTAGACCATAGCCACCGGGACGCCCAGCACCTGCGGCTTGTCCTGAAAGGTATCCTCGTCAGGGTAGCGGGTCAAGGGCTGCACGTTCACTTTCATTGCGGCAGCATCGAAAGACACGACCTTTACAACGTCGGCCACGCAGATGCTCGCGGCGGAAGCTTGCTGCTGGCCCTGTGCAAACGCGTCCTTTGCGTTTTGGTTTGCCAAGGTTTCACCTCCTTAGAGCGGCTTCATCTGTACCGTCGTTTTCCAGTTTCCGCGCGGGGAGCCGACGTGCTTCCCCTTGACCACGATATACTTCCCGTTCAGGTCGCGGCTCTTCACCTGTACCTGTTCCGCCGGGCCGACGTGGTAGTTGAGCAGCATTTCGCGGGTGACATACTTGCCCTCCTCGCTCTTGGCTGAGGAGCTTTTCTGGCTGTTCGTACCGACGGCCAGCACGGTTTCGTCCGTGTCGCTCTCGCTCAAGAGCAGCCCGTTTTCCGGGGTGAGCTCGATGCCGTTCGAGACGCCCTTGGAGGGGTCAGAAATGACAACAGTTTCCGTGCGGATGAGAAAGCGGCTCTTGCAGTCGGACTCGACAACGCGCTTGAGGATGTCTTTTACTTTGCCATTGCAGACAAGGCCCCGGTCATAGACCTTTTCGACGGCCAGCGAAAACTCTCCAATCTCAAGGCCCATAAGGTTGAGCAGGTCGGTCACGATGTCCTTTGCCGTGCTGCCCTCTTTGTAGGTCTTAGAGACTTTGGAGTTGAGCCACTCTTTCATGGCCGCTGTCGCTGTAATCGTCGTGATTTTGTCCACCGTCCGCCTCTTGGTGACGCAGGCCGAGACCTGCCCCACGAAGATTGCGCCGACGTCGCCCTCATAGCCTGCGTTGAGGATGACCGCATCCCCGCGCTTTATGGCCTTGACGGTGCTGTCCGCGAGGTTGTAGATGGAAAACGTAGCCTGTTGCAGGGTGTCGCTGTCCTCAAATGGGACGTCAAACTCAAAATAAAAGTCGTCCATGCTGTACTTCTTCCCGCCTATCTGCAGGGACGCCTCTCTCATCCAAAAACTCATTCTGTCCTCCGCTCATACAGGTACAATTTGACCTCTTTGCCGAAGTTGTCCCACGTCACCGTGTCTATCCCGTCGCCGCTCAAGCACAGCGGGATGATGACGGGCAGTGGGAAACGCTCGTCCTCGATGGTGCCGAACAGCGGGCGTCCGTAGCGGATAGGGTCGCCGTAGGCCAGTACCTCGCCCGTAGAGGAGACCGAGAGGTCTGCGGTGAAAAACTCTCCCACATCGTTATACCGTATGGTGAACGTATAGGTGCGGTCGGTCAGCTTGACCGAAAAGGTATATGGTACCTTTGTGGTGTCAATGTCGATATACTCGACCTCGGCCCCAAGCTCGATAAGCTGCATGGTTCATCGCCTCCCGGAGCTGCTCGGCGTCGCCCGGGACGTCGGCCCGGAACTACTTGCAGCCTTTTTGTTGTACGAGTTGACATAGGACGCATAGGAGCTGGACGAGATAGTAGTGCTGACAGTCGTTTTCAAGCCGTCTGCCTTGGTCGCGGCGGTCTTGTGGTCTTTGGACGTTTTGGCCCCGTCCTGCCCGGCCATCGTCGAGGCCGTCCCACTATCCTCGGAGCTGCCGAGGGTAATCTGCTTGAGGACAGCCGTGAAGTCAAATCCGTTGCGGTTTTTGGACTCGTGGCCCGTCTGCAAGCTCTGAATCACGAGGTTTTCGAGGTGAGTGCGCCCAGTGTAGGAAAGCACATCGCCTCTCCGCCACATAGTATCCAGAGAGTCAAGGGCTGCGTCCCCGTCAACCACAACGCCCTGAACCTGAATCGTCCGAGGCTGGCGGAAAACATGGTCAGCCACACTGCTGCCGCTCTCTATGGGGTTGTCCGTCACGGTAGAGGTGCGGGTTATCTTTTCGCTGGTGACGGTTCCCAGCTTAGGCTCAAAGCGGACGGTGCCGCATTTCTGCCCGGTCAGGGTGTACATATACGGCCTCCTTTACGCATAACCAGCTTGCAACGCCCGGGCGGTATAGTCTTCCTCCTGTGCCTCTTGGTAGAGGTCGCGGAAGATACTGCGCAGGCGGTCTTCCAGTGCGGACATTGTGCGCTCGTCTCCGGCGTTGCCCTCAATCTTGATGGTAAAGCTGGGGTTGATAACGACGCTCGTGCGGCTGGTATTCGAGGTGTTGTTGTTCGTGTTGCTGTTGGTAACAAAATTCGTATAGGACTGCATGAGACGCTCGGTCTGGTCTGCCGGGATGATAGCACTACCGCCGGGCAAGACGGCCAGCTCGCCGCCCTGCTCGTTCATCCACGTCGGGCCACCCTCGAAGTTGGGAGTGCCGCCCGCGTGGTGCGGGATAGACGTGCCGACCTTTCCAGCTGTCGAAGCGGACGCCGCCGGGGTCGTCTTGGCTCCTGCAGAGGAGGCGGAAGAAGAACCCGTGGTGCGGCTCGTAGTCGTTCCGGCGGCGGCGGTCTTGACCCGGCCCAGCTCGGAGATGATTTTGTTCGCCCCCGTCGTAGCCTCAAGGGTCATGGACTTCCACGAGGCTTTCGAGGCGGATTCCATTCTGGAATAGGTAGAGGTCGCCGACGTACCCATTGCCGAAAAGCTGCTCTCGGCGGAGGTCTGCGCCTGCTTGCTGCTGTCCTTGACAGCCTTAGTGGACGCCGTAGCTGCGCCCGTGACCTTTTCCTTGTATTTTGAGGTGTCAACCGCAAGGGAGGTCTTTTTACTCGTGGCCGTACCCAGACCGTTTACCGCGCCGCTCAGGTCGTCTACCGCGCTCTTGCTATCTTTGGCCCCGCCGAAGATGCCGCTGAAAAAGCTCGTCACCTTGCCTACGCCGTCGGACATCCAGCCTATCGCGGAGCCAAGGCCCTGAGCGATGACCTGCAAAATATCGCCGATGACCGAAAGCACTGGGCTAATCGAGTCAAGCAGCGGAGAAATCGTCTCCAACAAGCCTACGACTGGAGGTAACAGGGTTTGAGCTATCTCCCCAATAAATCCCACTAGCGGCGGGAGAATCTGGCTTGCAAGCTCTTCCACTACCGAGAGAATAGGTGTCGCCGCCTCGAATAGCGTACCCACTACGTCGGTCAGCGTCGGTATGAGCGTCTGGCCCAAGTCCAGCAGGACGGGCATAGCCTCGGACAGGCCGGAGCTGAGAGTCTCGACCAGCCCCATGAGCATCGGCTCGATGGTCGGCCAATTTTCGATGATGGTGCCATAGAGGCCCTCAAGCACCGGGGTGAACTCCTCGCCAGCTTCAAGAGCAAAGTTTTGCATAATGCCGTTGAGGGACTTCTGGGCGTTCGTCAATCCGTCAGTATCGTTGATGGCCGCCTGCTGGATTTTTTCGCTCTGCCCCAGTAGGGCGTTGAGCCGTACCTGAGCCTTGGCCGCATCGTTGAGGCTGTCCACGTTAGCCCCGAGGCCCATCTGCATTGCAGACGCCTTGAGGGTCGCGTCGTCGATGTGTACGCCGTACTCTTCCAGCGCGGCATTGTTGCCCTTGATGTAGTCCTGAATCACTCCCAAAGCCTCGGCATCGTCCATGGAAAAGGCATTCCCGAGGTCATAGGAAAGAGAGGTCGTAATCTTGGAGAGGTCGGCGGCAGCCTGTCCCGTGATGCCTATCTCGCCATACATAGACTTGTTGGAGACCATGAAGCTCTGCACCTCGGCAGTGCTACGGTGTACCGCGTCGGCGAAGTTATCCACCCAGTCGGCGGCGTCCGTGCCGGAGAAAGCGGCATCGAATTTCTTCTCCGTCGTCTTAGCGGCTTTGGCTACCTCAAGCGCGGCGGCTCCCAGCTCCTTGAGCTTAGAGATAATGCCCTTGATGGCCTCAAAACCGATAAGGGAGCCGACGGCCCCTTTCATCGCTTCCTTGATGCCGTCGCCAGCATTTTCACCGTCCTGCCCCATACCGAGCAGCTTTTTGGCCGTGGCCACCGCCTTGGCCCCCAAGCCCTCGGTTTTTTTCTCACTGGACAACAAAGCGCCGCCCAGCTTGCTCTTGATAGTCTGGATGGGGTGAAGAAACGCTTTGCCAATGGCCTGCGCCCCTGCCGACGTCTTTTTCTGGAATGCGGCGAACCGCTTCTCAGTGTAGCCAATCGCACCATCTGCGCCCGCTTTGAGGCTCTTTATGGTACTCTGGCCAGACTTTAGAGCTGTACCTATCGACTTTTTGACGGCGGCGCCGAAGCTGTCCGCGTTCCGGCCCATATCCCGGAACTCAGAGCCAACTTTCCCGGCGGCTCTTCCAAAGTCCTCAGCAGCATCCGCCCCAGCGGAAAGCTGTGTGCCGATTCCCTCAACGGCCTTTTCGGCTCTTCGGGTGGAAGCTTCGGCGGCATCCATACCAGAAGAAAGCTGCGCACCGACCTCATGTGAAGCATCGGCGGCATCTTCCTCGCCGGAAGCGACCTGTTCGAGGCGGTCAACCACAGCATCGAGCTGCTTGATGGGTTCGTCGAGGTCGAAGTCGAGGCCAAAGGTAAGCTCTCTGACGTCTGCCATAGGGTCCGTTCACCTCATTTCTAAAAAACAAAGGCGGCAGGTCGCCCTACCGCCTAACGCCCCATTCCTCGTTGTAGAGGATACGAGCCTCTATTGCTTCTTGGTACTCGGCCAAATCCATGCCTTTGATGTCGGAGTAGGACAGACCTTGCCCAGAGTAGACGAGCATCCAGAACGCCTTTCGGCCCTGAGCTGCTTTTTTTGCCCTTTCGAGGTCAAGCTCACTCGCGCAGAAACCGCTCGATGGCCTTAATGAGCTTCTCCGGGGTCTTCACGTCCTCTTTTTCGTCAAAGTAGGCCATGCCATCCTTGCCGACTTCGGGAGGATTGACAACCACGTTCTTAAACATGGTGTCGAGATACTTCACGGTATCGCGGCGGTTGTCGGTAGTCATACCGCAGTCGTCGTTGGTCTGGAAATACCAAGAGGGAGACACGCTCTGCAGGGTGTACTCGACGCCCTCGATGGCAACCTTTTTCTGCTTAGACATATATTTTCTGTAACCCCTTTCGGATAAAGATTTAGGTCTTTCCGGCCAGTGTTTGTACCGCATGGCGGCTTACTGGCGGACGGTCATAGACGGTACGAAGATGTTGACGGTGACGCTGCCCTCGGTCTTCTGACGGCCAGTGTCCGGCATCTTCATAACGCGGCAGTTGCCCTCGCTCATCACGAAGCCGTCGCGGTCGTTCACGTCGCTGATGGTGACGTTGAAGGCCCGACGCTTGGCGTCCAGACCGCGCAGGTACGCGAGGCTGGAAGAGGTCGAGGACAGGGTCATGGCCACGGTTCCGCTCTCGTTGGCGTTCTCGGAGTAAACGATGTCGCCCTTTGCGCCTGCGGAAGTAGTCACGCTGTCCTCATTCTTGGTGAGGGTGACGACACCGTCGGAGGCAAAACCCGTAATGATACGGCCACCGACAATGACGTTGACCTTTTTCGGGTCGTAGGATGCAACCTCAATGCTTGCTGCCATTGTTTAGCTCTCCTTTCCTTATGCACTCAAGGTCGCCCGCAGGGTTCCCTTGGTCTTGATGCCGTGGACTGCGCCCTCCAGTTGAGCCTCCCATGTGATGTCGGGCATCTGGCGGTTGCGGGCCTGCTCGTCGGTGGCATCGCTGCGCTTGGGTACGTTGATGGTGAAGACGCCCCGCTCGCTCTCCGGGTCTTTGGCAATGATGCCCAGCTCGACGGCCCGGTTGAGGGTCTCGTAAGCGGCAGTGCCGACGAGGGAGAAACCTGCATCGTCATAGCTGACCTTTGCGTTTTCGAGGAAGATGGTGTACAGCTTCTCACGCATCAGGCTGGCGATATAGTCCGCGCCCATCTGCACATCGATGAAATTACCATCGGCGCAGACGCCGTTTTTGACGTACTCGTGCTTATACTCCACGGTGAGGAAGTTAATATTTGCTTCCTCAAGAGCATCACGCTCACCGTTCGTCAGGCCGGGAACGGTCAGGCCCTGAGGCCGCTTGAACTTCCACGTCACAGACTGCGGATAGAACGGGCCGACATTGCCGACATAGGCAGCATCGGCGAACTCTTCCGCGTGGTCAGTGTAGATGATGGCACTGCGGGCGTTGACGACGCCCAGCTCCTTGTTGGTGGTCTGGCCGAAATAGAGCTTGCGGTGGTCTTCCTCGCCCGCGCCCAGCTCGGCCTCGGTAGGCTCGGTGCTTTCCGCCCAAGCTGCCAGAGCCTTGACATATTCGTCATCGCTCTGGTCGGTCATAACGATGTAAAAATCATCGTCCGTCTTGCGGAACTCCTCGATAGCATTGACAAGTCCCGCCGCGTTGGCAGGCTTCTCAAAGCCGACGATTTTCACCTTGCGGATGAGGGTGTCTGCAAGGCTGGTCTTGCCCTGCGTGAACATAGCCTCGGCCATCGTCGCCACCTTTTTGCCCTTGAACGCCTCGGTGATTTTGTCGAGGTCGCGGTAGGTTGCAACGTCCTTTGCACCCTCGGTCGAAACCAGCAGGATGTCCAGACTCTCGGTGCCTGTGCGCTTTGCGTCGATGTCTACGACGACAATAACGTCTTTTGCCAAAGTAGTCACTCCTTTTTAGTTTTGTCGATAACATTCGGGGGGGTTGCGATAGAGCCGACGGTATAGCTGTCGGTACGGGTATACCTGAGCCGCACGTCGAACCCGTAGCGACGCCCCATCTCGTCTACTTCAAGGGCGTCGCGGCTTGTGCAGTTTGTAACCTCTACGACGACAAACCCGGCTGATTCAAGGGCGTAAAGGCCCGTGTGCAGGAAAAAGCCTTGAGCCAGCGAAGCCAGCTCAGAAGCCTCGTCCGCGCCGTAGACCGTGACGGTATCGCCGTCGGCGGTTTCGGTCTGTCGGTTGATACTGCAGGCGGTGAAAGAAAACGCGGCGGTCGGCTGCTCTTCGCGTACCGACACGGTATCCTGCCGCGTTTCGTCGAGTACAAGGGCGAGGTTCCCGCTCCCGCCCGTTGTCTCGTAGTCGCTCATGACCGAGTAGATAATGAACGGCGGCTCTACCTCCGGCTGGGTTTGAGAGTCCAGCAGGACGGGACGCCCTACAGCCTGACTGAGCGCGTAAATGAGGCGGTTTCGCTTTTCGACAAAGGTCATCTCGGAGCTGCGCCCCCTTTCGCCTCTACCAGATACCGTTTCAGCGGGTGGATGCTGTTGTGGCCCAGCTCCTGCTTGACGGTATAGGTCGTGGAGCTTGCCGGGTCATAGACCCGCGCCCCGACGTTGAGGACGTAGCCGTTGGTGTAAATCTTCTCGCTGAGGGCCGTAGACGTGCCTGTGATGCCACGGGCAATATCTTTGTCGCTCACCGGGAGGACTGCTCCCTCAAAGGGGAGTCGCTCGGCAGCGGTAGACGCCCACTGCCCGCCTTTGCTCTGGTCGTAGGAGCCGGACATCTTGACCTCATACATCGTGTGCAAGAGGCCACCGGGTATCATCGGCCGGGCCATCCTGAAAGGGGTATCCATCAGCTCTCCTCCTCGATTTTGAATGTGATAGAATTGCGGAGCCTGCCAGTAACAACAAGGGGGCTATCCGCCCAAGACGGAGCCGCCTCACGTTGGAGACTCCCTTTCGGGGTGAAGTGGCTGGCGTCGTTGATATACTGCTGAATCAGGCCCACGGCCT